AACAAGTTTCCAAATGCGCAGAAACAAACTATGTGGGCTCGAGGCTCTCTTGATCAAATGGTCATTGATAGTCTAGCAAAGAAATTTGCTTTGCAACCTCTAACCGATTATAATAGGTGGAGAGACGTAAGAACTGCAGTAGATATTCTATGTGGTACAACCAATGGTTATACTGATGTTGTTTATCCTGGGTTTGAACGTGCCGCTGTGATTAAGCATCACCCTGTACACGATTGTGCATTGGATGCTATGCAACTTATGTACGGAAAAGTAAATGCTTGAATGTTTAATTGTTGGTGATTCAATTGCTGTTGGTATCAGTCAAGTGAGAACAGAATGTGTTAGTTACTCAAAGGTTGGTATCAATAGTCATCAATGGTTGAATCAATATGTGAGTAAAACTCCATTAGTTGCCAAGACTGTTATTATTTCTCTTGGAAGTAATGATCACACGTATGTTAAGACTCGTAAAGAATTAGAAACACTTCGTGAGTTGACTAAAGCAGATAGAGTCTACTGGATCTTACCAGCAATCAAACCAGATATTCAAGAGGATGTGTATGCTGTCGCTGCATATCATAGCGATGTGGTTCTTCCAATCACTCGATTACAGACAGATAAAATTCACCCATCATGGGTAGGATATAAACAATTAGCAGAGAAAACCAAGTAATGGAATTTTACACTAACGTTGTGCAAGCTGGTGACCGTATCTTAGTTCGTGGTTACGAACACGGTCGTCCGTACCAACGCAGAATTGACTTCAACCCAACCTTATTCGTAAACGCTAAAACCCAAACCAAGTGGAAAACCTTGGATGGTATTTACGTAGATGAAGTGCAGCCAGGAACCATCCGTGAAACACGCGAATTTGTAAAGCGTTATGACGGAGTTTCTGGCTTCAACGTTTTTGGCCAAACCAATTATGCATATCAATATCTTAGCGATACATACGACTATGATATCAATTGGGATATGGAACAGATCAAAGTATTTACTATTGATATTGAGACTAAAACTGAAGAAGGTTTCCCGAACATCGCTTCAGCTAATGAAGAAATCTTACTTATCACTGTAAAAGATCTAGCATCTAAGCGTATCATTACGTTTGGTGTTGGGGCATTTGTGCATAATCGCGACGATGTTATCTACATCAACTGTAATAATGAACAACACTTACTCAAAGAGTTTATCATTTGGTGGCAAGGTAACTATCCAGATGTTATTACTGGTTGGAATACTGACTTCTTTGACTTACCATATTTAATTCGTCGTATGACACGTGAACTTGGAGATTCTCTTGCCAAGAAGATGTCCCCATGGGGCATGATTACAGAACGCAAAACATTCATCAAAGGTAATGAAGAAATCCACTATGATATTTCTGGTATTAGTCAGCTTGACTATCTTCAGTTGTACAAAAAGTACACTTACTCAAAGCAAGAGTCATACAGACTGGATTACATTGCAGAACAGGAACTAGGAGATAAGAAGAAAGAGAATCCAGGTGATACCTTTCGGGACTTCTACACTCATCATTGGCAACAATTCGTTGAGTATAACATCCATGACGTTGAGTTAGTTGATAAGCTAGAAGACAAGATGCGTCTAATCGAACTTCAATTGACCATGGCTTACCAAGCCAAGATTAACCCTGAAGATGTTTACTCGCAAGTTCGTATGTGGGATTCTATCATTTATAATCACCTTCGTAAGAAGGGTATTGTTATTCCGATGAAAGAACACAGCGGTAAGTCTGAACAGTTCGAGGGAGCTTTCGTCAAAGATGTTCAGGTTGGGTTGCACAAATGGGTTGTTTCTTTTGACTTGAACTCGCTATACCCTCACTTGATTATGCAGTACAATATCTCTCCAGAGACTTTGACTCATGAGAAAGTCTCTTGTACAGTTGAAAAACTACTTAAACAAGAGATTGACACATCACACGTACACACACGAGATATGACTATGACCGCAAACGGTTGGTGTTATCGTAAAGACATCAAAGGGTTTATGCCTGAGTTGATGGAGACGATGTATGCTAACCGCTCAAAGTTCAAAAAGCAGATGTTGAAAGTCGAACAACAGTACGAACACGACAAAGGCAATAATGACCTTCGTAAAGAAATCAGTCGGTTGAATAACCTTCAAATGGCTATGAAGATTGCATTGAACTCTGCATATGGTGCCATGGGTAATCAGTACTTCCGTTACTTTGATATTCGTATGGCTGAGGGTATTACAACTTCTGGTCAGCTTTCGATTCAGTGGATGGCTAATGAGTTTAACCGATACTTGAATAAGATTCTAAAGTCTGATAATAAAGATTTTGTCATTGCAATCGACACTGACTCAATCTATCTGACCCTAGAAGATTTAGTTGAACGCTTTGCTGCTGATAAAGATACTGATGGTAAAATCAAGTACATGGATAAGATTTGCGAAGAAATCTTTCAACCATTCATTGATACAACTTATCAGAAACTTGCTGAGTATATGAATGCATATTCTCAAAAGATGATTATGAAACGAGAAGTTCTAGCTGATAAAGGTATTTGGATCGCCAAGAAGAACTATGTGCTGAACGTTCATAACTCTGAAGGTGTTCAATATGCCACACCAAAGCAAAAGGTTCTTGGGTTGGCTATGGTTCGTTCTTCAACTCCATCTGTTATTCGTAAGGAACTTAAAAAGTCAATCAACGTTATCTTGGATGGTAGTGAAAAGGTTGTACAGAAGTATATTGCAAATTACAAAAACGAGTTCTTGACATATCCTGTTGAAGCTATCGCATTCCCTCGTGGTGTGTCTGGTTTAAAACAGTATGCTGGTTCTCCGATCTATCAAAAGGGTTGCCCGATTGCTGTCCGTGCTGCACTACTATATAATCACTACGTTAAGAAATTTGGTATTGACAAGAAATATCCATTGATTCGTGAGGGTGACAAGGTTAAATTCATTTACCTAAGAACACCAAACCCATTTCACGAAAACGTCATTGCCTTCCTGCAAGAACTTCCAAAGGAGTTTAAGTTGGATTCTTTCATAGATTATGACACACAATTTAACAAGACATTTGTAGAACCATTAAAAACAATTATTGAACCGTTGAACTGGCAAGCAGAGGAAACTGCTTCGCTTGAAGACTTCTTCGGATAAGACACAAAGGAAAAATATGAAAGTATTAAAATTTAGCGCATCGTGGTGTGCTCCATGTAAAGCATTGAGCACCATTATTGGTGATATGGGAGATCTCCCTGTACAGTTGGAAGAAGTTGATATTGACGAGAACATGGAGTTGGCCAAACAATACGGTATCCGTGGCGTCCCTACAATGGTCGTCGTTGATGAAAAGGGCGCAGAACAACGTCGTGTTTCTGGTGTGATGAATGAAGCTGCTGTGCTAAAATTTATGAAAGGTGAATAATATGAGCTTACTTGATAAAATTAAAAAGAATTCTACCATTAAGGATACTGCTATCCTTTCGGCTTCTAAGTTCTTCCAGAAGAAGGATATGATTGCCACATCAATCCCAGTTATCAACGTTGCGTTGTCTGGTAAATTTGACGGTGGCTTGACCCCAGGTCTTACAATGTGGGCTGGTCCATCTAAACACTTTAAAACCGCATTCAGTTTGTTAATGGCTAAAGCCTATCAAGACAAATACAAAGATGCTGTTGTGTTATTCTATGACTCTGAGTTCGGCACTCCACAATCTTACTTTGATGCATTTGGTATTGATACAACACAAGTTGTACATACTCCAATTACTGACGTTGAACAATTGAAGTTTGATATTATGCAACAGCTTAATAACATCGAACGTGGAGACCGAGTTATTATCGTCATCGACTCTATCGGTAACTTGGCTTCTAAGAAAGAAGTTGAAGATGCGTTAGACGGTAAGTCTGTTGCGGATATGAGCCGTGCTAAACAAATGAAGTCGTTGTTCCGTATGGTCACACCTCACTTGACTCTTAAAGATATTCCATGTGTGGTTGTTAACCACACCTATATGGAAATCGGTATGTTCCCTAAAGCCATCGTGGGTGGTGGTACAGGTTCTTACTACTCTGCTGATAATATTTTTATCTTGGGTCGTCAACAAGAAAAAGAAGGCACTGAAGTCGTTGGTTACAACTTTATTATCAACGTAGAGAAAAGTCGTTATGTTAAAGAAAAATCTAAAATCCCTGTCAGTGTATCTTTTGACGGTGGTATCAGCAAGTGGAGCGGTCTACTTGATCTTGCACTCGAATCAGGGCATGTTATCAAGCCTAGCAATGGTTGGTATTCAAAGGTAGACAAAGAGACTGGTGTTATTGAAGACAAGAAGTATCGCGTTAAGGACACAGATACTAAAGAATTCTGGATGCCTATCTTGCAAACTAAGTCATTCTATGACTTTGTCAAAGACAAGTATTCAATTGGCCAGATTGAAATGGTTACTGACGAATCTATCGACGTTGCTCTTGCAGAATTGGAACACGACGAATGATCAAGCAATACGAACTCTTAGATGAAGACCACGTTGGAAACCAACTAATTAAGTTGACTTCCAATGAATATTCAGGTATAATTTATACTTATGGTAGAGTTCGGTTGCTTGAGGAAGATGACCACCTGCGTGTTCAATTTGAATTTGATATTCAAGAGAACCCAGTTGGTTTCGTTGACCGAGACAAATTTAGGAATCACATTGGCGATATCCTAATCGACCTACTTGAAGAAGACCTATTAAAAAATAATGTAGTATATACAGGCGGAATTGATGAGAATTGAACAACAGATTCTAACTAACCTTATTCATGATGAACACTATTGCCGTAAAGTTATTCCATTTTTAAAGCGTGAGTATTTTGGAGATCGTAAAGAGTCGGTCATTATTAAAGAGATTATTGACTTCTTTACAAAGTACAACAAAGCACTAACTCCTGAGATTCTAGCTATTGAAGTTAGCAACGCAGCTGGCGTTACCGATAAAGAAATGGGTGATGTTGGCGATTACATTAAGACTTTGGTAAGAACACCAGTCAACGAAGATTGGCTGCTTGAAAGTACTGAGAAGTTCTGTAAGGATCGCGCAGTGTATCTGGCG